CCCATACATGAAACATAAATAAACAAACCTTATCATATCAAGTTTAACAAGTTGCAAGGTAGAATAAAAGGGCAAGAAAAGGGCAAAATAAAGCAAAAAACAAAAGACTAGCATTTAATTTAATGTTAGTCTTTTTTTATTTAGAATGATATATCCTTGAATAAATCAAACTCTTTCTTTTGACTTTTCTTAGTTTTGTGAATGTATATCCGTTGTGTTACCTTAGTATCTTCATGACCTAACCTTTTTGAGATATATTCGATAGGTATTCCCTTATCAATGCACAAGCTAGCGTGTGTGTGTCTTAAACTGTGAATCTTGAAATCAATACTTACTAGCTTTTTTAAACCTTTTCTGAAATGACTAGGTATAATGTAATTGCCATGTAGATTAGGGAATATTAAATTTTTATCGTTGTTGTATGTCTTGTATATAATCTGATAGTTAGCTTTTAATCTCTTTTGTTTATCCAGTATATCTAAACACTTTTGATTAAGCGATATTTTTCTATTACTACTTTTAGTTTTAGGTGTGTTGATACCTCCGTTAATATTCCACGTCTTATTTATTGTTAATATATTATCTTCTACATCATTAAATGTTAGTGCTATCAACTCCCCAAAACGCAAACCAGTATTTACAAGAAACTCAATTACATTTCTGTAGTAGGGATAGTCTTTTAACTCATCTAGGATCAAGTCTATTTCCTCTTGCTCTAAATACTTTGTTTCCTCTTTAACTGTCTGTTTTTTCTTTTGTAGCTTTTCAAGAAAAGATATATCTTGAATGTAGTCTAACCTATATAGAATCTTGATAAATGTCTTTATGCAGCCTAAATGAGCGTTATAGTTCACATCAGACACAGCTACATCATCAAGAATATTTAGAATGTATTTAGCGTTAACCTTATTTAACGGAGCATCACTACACAACCGTTTAATCTTATTCATAGTTGTAGCATATTGTACTTGTGTATTAGGTTTAATATTTTTAAAATGTCTCTCTTTGATAATGTCAAAGGATTCAAAGAAAGTAATTGTATTGTCTATAACTGTACTTTCCTCTAACTCTCTTAATCTTAATATTTCAGTTGCAGTTTTCCTATTACTTCTTGTATCTTTATCAAATAGAACAGAAATCTTTTTATACTTGCCATTTAACAGTTTTATTCGTTCATAATACCTTACTTTTCCGTTTTTAGTAGTTTCTATCCACACTTTTAACACGTCCTTTCAGTAAATTGACTAACTAATAAAAGTATGTTACAATTAATATATGATGAGGGTTGTAGCATACCTCGACATATTTTAATTACTAGTGTTAGTATATGTCAAAGACTATGTTTAAAATCGATTAGAGGACTATGTCCATCGTGAAAGCAATGATAGTCGACAGTTGCTTTTTTTCTGTACCTTAAGTAATTTTGAGAGTAATATTATTATGTGACGATATAATAATACTCAAAATGGACTTACAGTCGACAAGCTCACAACTCTTAGCGGGGATGTGAGTTTTTTTATTTTATTTCACATCTAATTTAATTATTTTCTTACCACTAGTTGACATAAAAGGCTGTACTTCTAATTCTAAAGAGCCTTCTTCATTTACCGCAAATGCATGAGTTGCATTTTCTAGTGTTCTATTAGGAGAAAGGCTATTTAAAGTAACTTGAATAGGATATGATTCAGCTTTTTTTCCATTAACATATAAACTTAATTCCATTCCTATTGGAAGGTCTTTATCTGAAAGATTTTTAATATCATATGTTACAAGTAGAACTTTTTTAGCAGGTTTACTTTCAAAACCGTTTCTTTCATCTGTCCAAGTCGCAGATTTTACTGTAATTTCTGCTTGTTTATCAAAAACAATTGGACTACCTAATGTAGTTTCATTGCTATTTTTCTTTTCTTCTTTTTGTTCAGTTTTATTAGAAGATGAACTAGTTTCTGTTTTTGAAGAACAACCACTTAATACAACTGCTCCAGCTAATAATGTACTTAATAATATTCTTGTTTTTTTCATTTTATAAACTCCTATTTGTATATTTTTTTTGGTGGTTAAAAAACCATGTTGGATAGCTAAAACTAGCTATCTAAAATTTACGTCTTAGTTCTACAACTTTACCTATTATTGTTACAGGTAAGCTCTCTATCTCTTCATTAGTATAAAACGTAGGAGTGTAGCTACTGTTGTTAGGAATAAGCATAATTCCATTGTTAGAGCGTTCGTATCTCTTACAGGTTGCATCATATCCGTTAACCATCGCTATTACTGTATCACCATTATCTGCTGTACTTTGCTTTCTAACTATTACTACATCGCCATTAGTAAGAATAGGCATCATAGAATCCCCTTTTATCTTTAATCCGAAGAACTCCCCTTGATTTTCCCAACTCTTTGGTATTTCTTCATAGTCCAGAATGTCTTCTACAGCTGCTATAGGTATTCCTGCAGGAACAGTTCCAAGAACAGCGATTTTAATTCCTTGTGATGATTCTTTTTCTTCATCTTCCCACCCCATAAGATAGGCAGGTGTAGTATTAAGGAACTTTGCTATTTCTTTTATTTTACTAGCTCCTAAATCAACTTCATCACGTTCATATTTTCCTATTAATGTATCGTGAACATTAATTAGTTTTGCTAAATCTTTCTTTTTTAACCCCTTAGCTATCCTTTTCTCTTCTATTCTTTTGCCAAGTGTAGACATTGTTCACACCTCCTATATTTAGATTATACTATATAATATTCTTAATTTCAAGAATAAAATTATTCTTTTTTTCAAAAAAAATTAAAAAAACAAGAAAATAGTTCTTGACATTTAAAAAAATACATGATATTATATAAGTGTAGCAAACAAGAACTAGATTCTTGAAAGCAAATATAAAAATAAAGAAAGGTGGTACTATGAATAAACTCAAAGGAAAAATGAGAGAGCAAGGAAAGAGATATAGCGATTGTGCTAAATACATAGGTATATCAACAAGTACCTTCTCTGATAAGATTAATGCTAAAAACGATAAAGAGTTCAAACGTAGTGAAATAGTAAAATTAATCGAGTTCTTAGCATTAACTAAAGAAGAAGCAAGCGAAATTTTTTTTAACTAACAACAAGAACTAGATTCTTGTTTTAGAATAAAAGGAGTGATTCAATGGAGGAAGTAAGACTAGACTTAGTTGAGTTGCAAAAATTAGATTTAACTTTTCCTTATATATCTAAAGAAGATATTAAGAAGTGCTTCAATATTAAAGATACAACTTACATTAAATGGAAAAATCAATTCTTACAAAAAGTAGATGAAAAGTTTTATCCACGAGGAAGCTGTTTAAAAATAGGAAAAGAACAATTTAATATATATGCTTTTCTACACTTTGCAACAAACTACGAGTACTTTCAAGATAAAAGGCTAGAGAAATATATCGAGCCTTACTCAAGAAAAACAGTTCAAATATTTAAAGAGGAATTAGGAGTTAAATAAATGAGATTGCCAAAGATTAAAAAAGATAAATTACACGTTATTTACTGGACTATAGCTGTAGTAAGTGTTTGTTTCTTAACGTTAACAAATGTTGACTGGAAACAAATAGCAGGACTTGCAACAGGAATTGGAATATTAATACAAGCAATTTTTGATAAAGAGTTTAGTAAAAAATATTTTTAGGAGGATAAAGAATGAAGAAACAACATTATGATTATTTCACACCCATTATAGATTGGGCAAAAGAAAAAGGAATACTAAAAGATGGAAGACTTACAAAACAACTACTTAAATCAAGTGAGGAATGTTTAGAGCTGCAAACAGCAATAGAGAGCTACGAGAACGGAAATAAAGCAGCTATAGAAGAGATTAAAGATGCAATAGGAGATGTTTACGTCACATTAGCTATCTCAACTCAAATGAGAGCTAAAAACCCTTATATCATCTTTAGACTGATCAAACTTAGAGATACTAGCTTACCGATAAGCACAGACTACAAACACTACATAACAGAGCTAAAAAGATTAGACTTAAGCGTTTATGATATGTTCACATCAGAGACAATTTACAACTTAGATTTAAAACTAGCTAAATATATAGAGTTTTTGGACTTCTTAGCGAAAGAATACAAGTTAGAGCTTACAGAGTGCATAGAGACAGCTTATAATACCATTTCAAAAAGAACTGGAGAAATGATAGACGGAAGTTTTGTGAAAGAAAAATAAAAAAAGTAGCCGTTAAAAAAACAGCTACTTAAAAAATATACTTAATTACATTTTAAAATAAATAAAATAAAAAGTCAATAGGAGGAATGATGGAGGTAAATAAACTAAAAGCAGCTAAAGACAGCTTAAACATAGCTATAGAGCTATTAAAAGAGTGTGAGCAAGATGTAAGACTGTTAGAAGTAAAAAGAGATGATATAGACGAGTTAATTGAATCGAAGAGTATTCGACCGTTTAACAAACTAAACAAGCTAAATGAAAATCAAGTAATAATATTAGATAAACTAAAAAAGCTAGATGACGATTATATCATTTCTACAATTTGCAATTTCTGTGATTCGTATACTGAAAAAACAGAAGTAGAGAACGCATTTACAAGTTTAAACGAAAAAGAAGAGTTAGAAATAATAGAGAGTTTTACCGAGTATTTAAGGAGGAAGTAATATAAATGAAAAAACTTTTACAAGCAAGAGTATTATTACAAAAAAAGAAGATTAAAAAAACAGGATTCAACAAATATACGAATCAAAAATATTTTGAACTATCTGACTTTTTACCTATAGCAAATGAAATATTTGATAGTTTGAAATTATATCCGCATTTTACCTTATATAAGGATAGCGCAAAGATAACATTTACTGACTTAGACACAAATGAAAAAGTTCAGTACACAATACCAAGTCAAACAACTGTAGGAGCTAATATGCAAACAATAGGAGGTATCATCACATATAGCAAAAGATACCTATATATGAACGCACTGGAGATAGCGGAAAGTGATGTTTTAGAACAAAATATACAGAATTATCAACCTACACCGCAAGCGGTTAAAGTAGCTACTAAATTCAACAGAAACGAAGCACTTTCAACGATGCATACTCACAAAGTTGAATTAAGTCAAATAGATGGTTGGTTAAAGAAAAAGAATTTAAGTGTTGAATCATTAGAAGAAATACCAGATAAGGAGCTAGAGGAATTATGGAAAAACTTTTGTCAAAGTATAAAGAAATAAACGAAAAAATAGATATGTTAAGCATAGAAAAAGAAGAGGTTAGACAAGAAATAATGTTAAAAATGAAGGCTGATAACTTAGATAAGTTTGAGAATGATACAGCTAAAGTTAGTATTAAACCAGCTTACTTTAGAAAATCATTTAATAGTAGCGATTTTAAAGCTGATAATCCATTCTTGTATGAGCAATATGTAAAAGAAACGGAAATATCTGAAAATGTCAACATCAAATTACAACTTTAAATTTGACGAATTAACACACACTTATTATTTAGATGATAAGAAGTTGTTAAGCGTTACTCAATGTATAAAACTTTTATTAGGAGAACAATACGAGGGAGTACCTTATAGCGTTTTGCAACAAGCAGGGAATTATGGAACTAGAGTACATTTCCTAATAGAGAGCTTAGAAGATGGGATAGAATGGCAAACAAACAACGTTTACGAAGAAAACGCAATTAAGCAATATAAAAAGATAAAAGGCTTTGAAACATTAGATAAAGAAATGTTTGTTCTTTACAAAGATATATACTGCGGACGTGTAGACGGAGTAGGGGACAACATAATATACGATGTAAAGACTACATCAAAGCTAAATAAAGAGTATTTAAAGTATCAGTTATCGCTTTACTTAATAGCTTACGATGAATCTAATTACAGCAACTATAAAGGTTATGTTTTATGGCTGCCAAAAAAAAGTATAGGAAAGAAAGTTGAAATAGAACTATTTACAAAAGAAGAAGTATTAAAAATTATAGAAAAAATAAAGGAGATAAAACTCAATGATCAATAATGTAGTATTAGTAGGAAGAATAACAAAAGATATAGATTTAAGAATGTCAGAAAGTGGTAAAGCATACACAAACTTTACTTTAGCAGTAAATAGAGCTTTTAAAGGGCAGGATGGACAACAACAAGCAGATTTTATAAGCTGCAAGACTTTCAATAAACAAGCAGAGAATTTAGCTAGATATTGTGGTAAAGGTAGTTTAATAGCAGTTGTAGGTAGTATTCAAGTAAGCAACTTTCAAGGCAAAGACGGAAACACGGTCTATAGAACAGAAGTAATTGCTAACAACATTCAATTTTTAGATACGAGAAATCAAGGACAGCAACAACAACAACCAACAAATAATAATTTCAACAACTTCAACCAACAACCTAATGCGATAGATGTAATCAATCAACAACATCAACAACAAGGAATGAACTTCAACAACACGGGATTAAGAAATAATAATACAGTCTTTGATAACTTCGGACAAGATTTTAACCCTAATGACTTTGATTTTAAAACAGTTCAGAATCCATTTACAAATGAATAGAATATGTCAGATGTATTTAACAATAAAGAATCAAAGGTATTATTACTGAACTTACAGGTGTTAGAAGTGTTAGGAAAAGGGAAAGTAAACGAAGCATTAATATTACAGCAGATTGACTACTGGACAACAATTAACAAGAAAAAGAATGAGTTGTTTATAGACAATGAATACTGGTTATTCAGTTCAGTTAATCAGATGTTCGAAAGAGATTTTAAGTTTTGTTTCGGAGTTGACACTCTAAAAAGAGCGTTAGTCAAACTTGAAAAAGACGGTTACATAATTACACAAAAACACAAAAACGGAAAATTATACAGAGTAAATTACCAAAAAATAGATGAAGTTTATAACCTTAAAACAGATAAAAATATTAATATTAAAGAGATAAAAAAAGATAAAACTGAAAATCAAATAAAAAATTCAGAGTTAGGGCAAAATGCCCCAACCTCAAAAATAAAAAATGAAACAGAGGTTAGGGCAAAATGCCCCAACCCACAGGGCAAAATGCACCAACTAGGTAAGGGCAATTTGCACCAACCGTTAGGGCAAAATGCCCCAACCATAAATAAGATTAATTATAAGATTAATATATATAATAATTATAATAACTTTATCAAAGAGATACTTAGTAATAATATAATGCTTGATAAAGTTAAGTTAAAGCTAGATATAGATTTATATAATTTTTGGTTTAATGCGATAAAACAAGATGTTAAGCAAGTTATAGCTAATATACAAGCTACAGACGATAGCAAAAGCTATAGCATAAACAACGAGAGTATAGCAGTATCAAGCATCAAGGAGCGTTTAAACAGCTTAACTGAACAAAACATAAATTACTGTACAGAGCAAATCTTAAAAACTAAAAAAATTAATATTTTTGAAAACTATGTAATCGCAAGTTTGTACAATTCTACAAAAACTAAAAATTATGAATTTAACTATAATTGGTTAGAAGATTAGGAGAGTTAAACAAATTGAAATTTTATGTAAGTATGGATGAAGTTCCAAAGACTACAGCACAGCAAAAGAAATTTTCTACAAAAACAAAGACATTTTACAAAACAACGAAAATTAAGCAGTCAGAAGATTTACTAATGAGAGCGTTAAGTGGGAGACAACCACGCAAGACTTATGACACACCTATAGAATTAAGTGTAACGTGGTTATTCCCTAATACAAAGAAATCTAAAGACGGAGAACGTAAAGCGACTAGACCAGATTTAGACAACTTACAGAAGCTACTACAAGATATTATGTGTAAGTTAGGCTATTACAAAGATGACAGCTTAATAACTGATTTAATAATTAAAAAGAGATGGCACAGACGTAGCGGTTTAATTATTAAAATAAACGAAGTAGATCTAATAGATAATGAGTTAAATAAAGAGATAGAGGAGTTAATCAATGGCAAAAAGTAAGAAAAAGAAAAAGGGAGGAAATAAGAAGTTTAGAAAGTCAAATCTAGTTCTTGCGAATCCTACAGCTTTTACAAACATAGTTAGAAATGATGCAATAAAAAAACTAGAGCCAGAAGTTAGACGGATGGAAGAAGAGTTAATTCAAAAAGAAAAAGAGATGGAAGACTTAGTATATCAAGGTTTATTTGTTAAATTGCTAGGAATACCATTACTAGCTTTAAGAAATAGAGGATATGGTAAGAAAAGGCTGGAAGAGTTCTATAACGAGATGTACGAGATTTTCAAGGATTTTCACTTAGAAAGATTAAGTACTAACGACATAGCAGAAGCGATTTATGATGAAACAGGTTACGACTTATTAGCACAAAAGAAAGAGTTTGCTAAATGGTTGCAAGAAAATAGATTCGATAAAGAGAGAGGAAAATAAAAAATGAAAAAAGAGTTTTGGCGATTAAAAAGGATGGTTACAGGCAAGGAAATAGCACCAACTTTTACAGATGTAGAAGTAATCTATTTCAGATATGACAATAGAATTTATAGGCTTGATAAAGAAGGAGTAAGAAGTAGGACATATGGACAAACTACTATTCCTTTAGAGTTGTTTGAGGACGATAGAACAGAAGTAGAATTGCTAGAAATACATTTCTTAGAAGAAGTTGAAGAAGATGAAGAAGAGAAAGGAATAGAAAAATATGCAACAGTCGGCTCAGAATAATTTATTTACAACATTCAACAATATTGAAAAAATTAAAAAAGAAAAACAAGAAAGGAAATTAAAGCCAGTGATTAGAGTTGAAGAGATGATAAAAACAATTAAAGAACATTACAATTTAAACGCACCTATGCTAGCTAATAATCTAGGTGTAGATGTACAAGCTATTTATAGATGGGAGAAAGGCGGTAGACCTAATATAAAGCGATATGACAAGATTAAAGAGCTTTACGAGGAAATTATAAGAGAAAACAAAACAGAAGCCTTAGAACAGCCAGAAACAGCTTTAAAACCGTTAGAAACAGCTAATAAAGATGTTACAGAAGATGTTACAGCAGGCACACCGTTTATTTGTTTAACTTTTGCTAAAAGCGATACCCAAAAAACTTTTGTAAACATAAATGAAATTAATGAAATAGTTCCTGGATTTGATGGTATAACAATTCACACCACTAACGGAGAATTTACAAACGTTAAAGAAACTCCTGCAGAGATATTAGAACTCATTAGAAAGAAATTAAAAGAAAATGAAAAGAACTAAACTTGATGAATTAATGCGAGAAATTGGAGTAACTAACACAGGATTAGCTGCAGTTACTGGACTACACAGAAAAACTATACAAGAAGCTAGAGAGGGAATCGTAAGGCAACGTTACAGTACCTGGAAAAAGATTAGCAAGGTAACAGGTGTAAGTGTATATGAGCTGCAAAAGGTAATAGATAGGGAGGTTAATTATTGAATAAAGAAAAAATGATCATATGGGCGCTTTTTGATAGTGGGAACGGATGTTATAAACAAGTAGCAGACACTGTAGAAGATATAGAGATATATAGCGTTGGATTAGATGTAAAAAATAAGAACACACATTTTATTAATTTAAACTTAGCTAGTTACGATTATGTTTCAAAAAATAACCCTATATATAAAGAGCTAGACAAACTACCTACACCAGATTTAATAATAGCTAGTCCTCCTTGTGAGAGCTGGTCTGTAGCTAGTTCTATGTGGGGGGGAATGCATGTTGGAAGCAAGAAGAAACTAAAGATAGCTTTTTTAAACCAAGAGTGCCGTTATCAAAATTCACTATAAGAGATTATAAAGACTATAACAAATCTCAATATTATCCAGAAAGGCAATTTATAAAGAGGATAAATGGGGAATTATGTACTTACAATTTAATTGAAATTATTAAACGATACAAACCTAAATACTACATCATAGAAAACCCAGCATCTAGCAAGATATGGGAATATATAGAAAAGATACTAGGTTTCGAAATTGAACACGAGAACAAGACATTCTACAACAACTATGACTATCCGATTAAGAAACCTACAAAATTTAAAAGTAATCTTGATTTAAAGTTAAAAACTGAAAACATACAGAGTAAAGTAAAATGGCATGATTTTTCAAAAGATTATAACGAGCGTTCAAACATTCCATTGAAACTAGTTAGAGAGATATTTAATAAAGTATTAGAGAGATATAACAAAGATAAGGAGTATTAAAGAAATGAAAGATAAGAGTTCAAAAGAGTTACAAAAGAAATTAGTAGGTAAGAAGATTCATGACATAAGAGTAAATCTAGGATTAACGTTAGAACAGTTCGGAAAGTTAGTTAACGCTAAAAAGTCAGATGTCTACAGATGGGAGCAAGGATATCATTTACCTAATAAGAATAGATTAAAAGTAATCGCTATGAAAGGAGGTGTAGATGTATCGCAGCTCTTACAAAGCAACGGACAAGAAGCTATTAAAGATATAGTTGAAATATTTAAGAGTTTAAAGAGAGAAGAAAAAGAAGATTGTTTAACAAGATTGTTAAACTTAGGTCTTTAATGTTTTCAATAAAAATCAAAATTCAAAAACAAAGGAGAAATTAATGTTAGAAAACTTAAAAAAAGTAGTACAAATAGAAACAACAGAAGGAATGCTTGCAAATGATATCAATGAGTTTGTTCAAGATAGTAATATTGATGAGATTGGGCTGGATGCAGCAAATGAAAAGGTGTTAGAAGTTAAGATTCTTGACAGTATTCATGAAAATAAAAAAGTGTTATTAATTTTTGTAGGTAACAAGTAGTGTTAATAAGGCTTGTTTTGAATCTCAATTCAAGCCTTAAAAATAAATTAAGATAAGGAGTTTTTAGAAAATGAAATGGCAAAAAGTTTATTTAAGAGAAATGGACGAAGAAGAAAAAGAATTTTTTAAAGGATATTCCAACGAGATATGGGATGGAGATATACCCGAACTTGACAAAGAAGTATTAGTAACTTTCCCTTTGTCTTCTGGAAAGTTTACTGATACCACTATTGATACGTGGACGGAATTTGATGAGGGAATAGGTTTTGAAAATACTGATAATGATGTTATTTATTGGATGGAAATGCCAAAATATAACGGAGAATTAGACGATTAGGGGGGGTAAAAAATGAACGAAATTGTAAATTTTAATTTAACGATTGTATTTAAAAGTGGTAGGATATTAAATTTAATAATTAGTGATGTTGAGTTAGATTGGTTATTTGACACATGTTTTAAGAGAAGTGAAGGTAATTTTCTAAATTTAGGAAGTTATGAAGTGATTAATGTAAATGAGATTGAATATTTCACTTATAAGGAGATAAAAGAAGATGAATAAAGAAGAATTACTAAAAGAGTTTAATGAGAAAGTAGAACAATTAAGAGATGAGTTTATCAGTAAGTTAGAAGATGATAAGAAAGAGTTTAAACTGACTTATCCAGAGGATAGAAGTACAGTTTTTTATATAGGTGGTTTTAATGAAGTGAAGATAGGGGAAACTTCTTTTTGGGCGAATAATAACTTTGATGAAGGTATGTTCGAACACGGTCTATATTTCAAAACAAAAGAAGAAGCTGAACAATACCTAAAAGAATGTAAACTATTATTTAAACTACAGCAATGGGCAAAATTTAAAAATGATGGTTGGGAGCCTGATTGGAGTAACGGCGATGAGGAGAAATATTATATTTTTTATTCAAACTCTAATACATATTTAAAAATAAGTAGCGGTTTTACTTTGGAACGCTTTGACAAGCTACCATATTTCAAAACAAGAGAAATAGCTCAAGAGTGTATAGACATTTTCGAAGATGAAATAAAAGAGGTGCTGTGTTAATGAAAGAGCATTTAAAAAATATAGTTCTAACTTACGACCATGATTATGAAACGCAAACATGGATTTACGAGGAAAGCGAATCAACAAAAGATAAGCTGCAGTTTTATGGGTATGATGCAAATTTATGCCCTTTACCAGACTTATCAAAGACTAGCGAAGAGAATCAAAAAGACGTAATAGAAAAAATTAAGAAGCTATTCAAAAAAGACAATATAGAGATATGGTTAGATGATGTGAAAATAAAAGCTAAAAAAGGAACATTGACTATAGTATTTAAAGCTAGATTAAACGAAGACAAGCAAATAGAACTGGATTCAGACTTTGCTAAAAAGTTAGATGAAGTATATCAAAATTCACGAGCGATAGGAACGTTACAGTTTTTAGAGGAATTAGAGAAAACGAAAGTATTAATTGAAGTGATAGGAGGTTAAGTATTTGAAAGAAAATAGTTTTAGTCAACAAATCAAGAAAGCCGCAACTGATGAGTGGTACACTTTACCTTATTCAGTAGAAATAATATTACCTTACTTAAAAGAAAAGAATTTTAAAAAGGTGTGGTGTCCATTTGATAAGAAAGATAGTGAGTTCGTAAAGATACTACAAAAAGAAAATTATCAAGTAGTACATGGGCATATAGATACTGGAGAAGATTTTTTCAAATACGAAGAAGTTCCAGCAGGTTGCGAGGTTGTAGTAAGTAACCCACCATTTAGCAAAAGAGATGCTATATTTGAAAAATTATATAAAATGAATATCCCGTTTGCTTTAATTATGAATTCTAACGGATTGTTTGATAGTAAAAAAAGGTTTGAGATTTTCAAGAATAACAATTTTGAAATGTTGATACCTCAAGGAAGAATGAACTTTCATAACGGCGCAGAAGTGAGAAATAGTCCAAACTTTCAGAGTATATATATATGTAACGGAATATTAAAAGATAAGATAATGTTTACTTACATGAATAAAGATTAATAGGAGGTTAAAAGATGAAGCTGGAAAACTTAGAGAAAGTATCTAGTTTAAAAGAACAGCTAGAGAAATACGAGGAAATACTCGATATAATGCTAACATCTAATTATTGCATATTATCGTTAGAAGATGCGAAGACTAGAAGAAGAATGAGCGATGTTATTAACGAGGAGAAAGACGAGTTAAAACGTATCTATCAGAAAAAGAGAGATGAAGTAATTAGCGAGCTTAAGAAGTTAGGAGTAGAAGTATAATGAAAATGTTTCTGAACTACATTATTGAGCTGATACTAAAGACATTTCATAAAAAGAAATACTATGAAAGAAGCCCAAGTAAAGCTATAGTACCATATATGAATAAAAATAAAATACAAGTTCATGAGGATAAATTTGAAGAGTTGTTAGCAACGAAAAAATTAACGATAGAGAAAATAAGTGCTAAAAATTTAAAAGCAGGAAGTTTAGAAGATAGAAAGGAAAAGAAATAAATGAAGAAGATATTATTTACAATAACAACAATTTTTATGATTATATTTTTTGGAGGAGTAGCAACAGCTAACGAGATTAAAGTTGACAAGCCAGAAGTTAAAGTAACAACAAGTGGAGACAGATTCAGTCCAGTTACAGTTGAATATAAGACTAAATTTAGTGATGATTTAAAGATTAATAACGGAGATAAAGTGGTGTTCAACCTACCACAAGAATTAAACCTACAAACAAGCTATAATTTTGATGTAAACAGCGCAGAGGGAGCAGTAGTAGGTAAAGCAACGGCAAGCGTAGAGAACAACAATGTTACTACAGTATTTAACGATTATTTTACTAACAAGCCATTAAATAAGAGTATGCAGCTTTCATTAATGACAGTATGGAACAAGGAGAAAGTAACAGGTAAAGAGACTACTACATATGATTTAAACTTTAACGGAACTATTGTAAGTACAAAAGTTGATAAAGACGGAGTACCAGACCCGCAAGAGATAGTTACTAAATGGGGAACACAAGACGGAAACATAATAAAATGGGCTGGACGTGTGAATTACAAGAAAGCTAATTTAACTAACGCAGTAATTACAGATAAATGGGATGACAACCAAGAATATATTGAAGGAAGTTTAAAAGCTAGAATTTTATCAAGTATAGATCCGTGGACAAAAATCGGAGAAGTTGCAAAAGAAAACATTGAATTTAATTCAAATGGCTTCACAATTAAACTGCCTGCATTAAGTGAAATTATATCACTAGAATACTCAACAAAAGTTAAAGACTTAACTAAAAACCCAACTAATAACTTACGTGTTCAAGCAGACAACAATGTAGACTGGGATAAAGATGTAGAGGTACAAATAGCTAAAGGAAAAGGAAATGTTGAGGGAGAAAATAAACCAGTATTTGAGATTCCAAACGAAGCTCCTAAATACGAAAAGCCAGAACTTAACATTGATGATATTCCATTAATGCCACCAGCTCCGATTGTTGAAAAACCTTATCTTGATTTAAAAGATGTGCCATTATTACCACCTGCACCAGTGCTAGAGAAACCATATCTTGATTTAAAAGATATACCTATGATGCCACCTGCTCCAGTATTAGAATTACCAGAACTTGAGATTCCAACACAACCTAAAGAGGAAGAGAAGCCAAAAGAAAAAGAAGTAACTAAAGTTAAGAAAGTTAAGAAAGAAAATAAACAAACTAATCAAGTTAAGAAGTTAGCTGCAACAGGGACAACAAGTAAAGATTTAACTTTCTTAGTTGTAGGATCATTAGCACTAGTATTAGTGTTAAATCGCAAGAGAGCTAAATAAATGAAAAGAAAAGAATCAATGAGATTTCTAGATCTATTCGCAGGTATAGGCGGTTTTAGGTTAGGAATGGAACGATCAGGACATAAATGTATAGGTTTTTGTGAGATAGATAAATATGCTAGAGCAAGCTACCAAGCGATACATGATACAGAAGGAGAAATAGATTTTAAAGACATAACAGAGGTAACAGATGAAGAATTTAGAAGACTTAGAGGAAAGGTCGATATTATATGTGGAGGATTTCCCTGTCAAGCCTTTTCAATCGCAGGAAAGCAACTGGGATTCGAAGATACTAGAGGAACTTTGTTCTATGAAATTGCTAGAGCGACCGAACAAATCAAACCACGCTATATATTCCTTGAGAACGTCAGAAACTTATTATCACACGGCGAAGGAAAAACGTTCGAGAGAATGCTTAAAATCTTACATGAGTTGGGGTATGATGCAGAATGGCAAGTGCTTAACAGCAAAAATTTCGGAGTTCCCCAAAACAGAGAACGTGTGTTCATTATCGGACATCTTAGAGGAGAATGTACCTCAAGAGTATTTCCTATCGAAAGAGAAAATGAAAGATTTAATACTAACGGAGAAATAAACCAAGTAGGAAATATAGGTAAAAGTGATAGGTTTGGAGGGAATCCGCAAGTTACTAAAGTATATGATATTAATGGAATTTCCCCAACTTTAAATACTATGCAAGGTGGAGGAAGAGAGCCTAAAATACTAGTCAAAGAAGCTACAAAACAAGGATATGCGGTGGCTGATGTTGGAGATAGTATCAACTTCTCGCATCCCAACTCAAAAACTCGCAGAGGAAGAGTAGGAAAAAGTATTGCTAATACACTTCTTACAAGTGATGAGCAAGGAGTTGTGTTATCAGATTACAAGATCAGAAAACTTACACCCCGTGAGTGTTGGAGATTACAAGGCTTTCCCGATTGGGCGTTTGATAAAGCACAAGAAGTAAATAGTAATAGTCAACTGTACAAGCAAGCTGGTAATAGTGTTACTGTAAATGTTATAGAAGAAATAGCAAAAAGAATAAAGTAGAAAAGTAAAGGATAGAAAGTGTATGAGAACAAAAGAAGAAAAGAGAGCAAACTGGAAGATCCATTATTTAAGTAGAATCAATTATTTACAAGGATTAATAGAAAGTAAGAATAACACATTAAAAACAATAGAGTACAGAAAGTCTCAAGTTAAAGCTATTGATTATGCGAAAGAGCAGATTAAAGGCGGGAACAAATCTAGCTGGGAAGCATTAATAGATAAAACAGATGAGTGTAAAGAATACATCATTCAAAAGAATATCGAATTACATGATTCAATACTAGAGATAATGAAAGTTATTGATAATGTAAAGAATGATGAATACAGATTATTATTAAGCATGAGATATATAGAATGCAAGAAATGGGATGAGATTGAAACTAGGTTAGATATAAGCACTAACACTAGAGCGAATAAACACACGGCAGCATTGAAATATATTCATTTACCAAGAACTCAATAATAAGTATTAATAAGTATAAATAAGTATTAAAGAGTACACACAAGTATATTTGAATTTGATATAATATAAATGTAAGAGTTAACAGGGAAAGTTAACAAATGGTATTCAAGTCATAATATCGTGTTTGAGCGATAAAACTTTCCTTTCAGATTAATATTTTTTAAAACATAATTACTTAAAAACATAATCACTAACAAAATTATATATAAGATAAATAGGCAAAACGTTCTCTGTTAGCTACTTGCAAAATTGAAGATTATTACTTCTATTCATAATGAAAAACTCTTTATTTTAATTTTATTTTTTTAATACTTCGGGTTAACATAAAAAAATATTTACAACGCGACATACCTTTAATATTTTTTTAATTTTTTTATACGAAAGAAAGCACTGTAAAAGGTGCTTTTTATTTTTGTCAAGAAAGGGGGCGATTAAATGGCAAAGTATGACGACTGGTTAACAGAGGAGAGCTTAATAGTTATAGAGGGGTGGGCAAGAGATGGTCTAACTGATAAGCAAATAGCTCAAAATATGGGAATAGGTTACACTACTTTCAAAGAGTGGAAGAAACGCTTTGAGGCTTTTTCGTCCTCCTTAAAAAAGGGAAAGGAAGTAGTAGACAGGCAAGTAGAGAACGCATTATTTAAGAGTGCGATAGGTTTTCACTACACAGAAGAGACAGTAACTAATGCAGGAGCTGTAGTAACTGTTACTAAATATAGTAAACCGAATACAACAGCTCAGATATTTTGGTTGAAGAATCGTAAAGTAGCATGGAGCGACCAAAAAGACAACGCAGCAGCACCAGAGCCTGTAATAATCGTTGATAGTTGGGATGATGATTAATGAGTGTATTTAGGATTGAAAAGAACGTGAATCCGCACTTTAAAAGCGTGTGGGAATCAAAAGTTCCTTACAACGTGTTAAAAGGTGGACGTAACAGTTTCAAGTCTTCTGTAGTAGCATTGAAATTAGTTAAAGAGATGAGCAAACAATTAAATAAAAATAAAAGAGCTAATGTAGTAGTAATCAGAAAAGTAGCTAACACAATTAGAGATAGTGTATTTAACAAGATACAATGGGCTTTAAATATATATGGATATGCTAACCAGTTCAAAGCAACAGTAAGCCCGTTTAAAATCACACATATATACACAGGCTCAACATTTTATTTCTACGGTGCAGATGACTTTCAAAAGCTTAAGTCAAACGATATAAGCGATATAGTCGCTGTATGGTATGAAGAAGCTGCAGAATTTGATAACAAAGAAGAGTTCGACCAAACAAACATAACGTTCATGAGACAGAAACATAAAGACGTAAGATTTGTTAAATTCTACTGGAGTTACAACCCGCCACGTAATCCTTACAACTGGATTAATGAGTGGAGCGAAGAGGTTAAAACTGATGATAGTTATTTAGTACATGAATCTAGTTACTTAAATGACGAACTAGGTTTTGTAACTGAACAAATGTTACTGGATATAGAGAGAATCAAACAAAACGATTATGAGTATTATCGTTACATTTATCTAGGAGAGCCAGTTGGATTAGGAAGTAATGTTTATAATATGTCTTGTTTCCACGCAATAACTGAACTACCTAGCAATGATAGATTAATAGGAATATCATACGCACTAGATACAGGACACCAACAGAGCGCTACTGCTTGCGGTGCTTATGGTATTACTGCAAGAGGGAATGTAATTCTATTAGACACATATTATTACAGCCCTGCAGGTAAGACAGTTAAATTAGCACCGAGTGAGTTAACTGTTGAGATTAAGAAGTTTATAGATAGCGTGCAAGATAGATTTAATGCTAACTTAATTCAACTTACTATAGATAGTGCAGAGGGAGCTTTGCGAAACCAGTTCTTTAAAGATTATGGGATTAGATGGCATCCAGTAGCTAAAAAGAAAAATCAAACCATGATTGATATGGTAACAAGTCTACTTGCAGAAGGTAGATTTTTTTATTTAGATAACGAAAACAACAAAATATTTATTGAAGAGCATAAGATGTATAGATATGATGAGAAAACACTCAATACAGAAGAGCCAAGAGTGGTTAAAGAGGACGACCACACAGTCGATGAATTTAAATATTTTGTTTTAGATAACGCAAAACTTCTAGGATTAAAGGCATAGGAGCGATTAAATGGGAATTATACAGATAATCAAGAATTTTTTTAAAAGGAGCAAATGGCAAATGCAGGGAAGTTTAATTAATTTGACAGACCATCCGAAAATAGCAGTTACTAGCGAAGAGTATAACCGAATACAAAGTAACTTAACATATTATCAAAGTAAATTTGATGATGTTAAATACATCAACACGGACGGAGAACAGCAGACAAGAAAATATAACCACTTGCCATTGGCAAGAACTGCTTGTAAAAAGATAGCTAGTTTAGTTTATAACGAACAAGCAGAGATAATAGTAGAGAACGAACAAACAAACGAATTTATACACAGCATACTTAACAATGATAAGTTTAACAAGAACTTTGAAAGATACCTTGAAAGTTGTTTAGCGCTAGGAGGTCTTGCAATGAGGCCATACTTTGACGGAAAAACAATTAAAATAGCATTCATTCAAGCACCTGTCTTTTTACCGTTAGAGAGTAACACGCAAGATATATCAAGTAGCGCTATTGTTACAAAGACTATTAAGAGTGAAGGCAAAGAGAACAAATATTACACACTAATAGAGTTTCACGAGTGGGACGGAGAAGACTTAGAAATTACTAACGAGCTTTATAAATCTAATTCTAGTAGTGTAGTAGGAACTAGAGTACCTTTAACTGAATTGTACGAAGATTTAACAGAGAGTGTAACAATTAAAGGTTTAAGTAGACCGTTATTTACTTACCTTAAAACAGCAGGAATGAATAACAAAGACATTAACAGTCCACTAGGTTTATCAATCTTTGATAATGCAAAAACTACAATAGACTTTATCAATCGCACATATGATGAGTTTATGTGGGAGATTAAGATGGGGCAACGCAGAGTTGCAGTACCAGATAACTTAACAGAAGTAACATTCCAAAATGAGAACGGCGGATTCGTTAAGAAACGTAGGTTTGAAGTAGAACAAAATGTATTTGTTCAAGTTGGTGGTGGGATAGATGATAACAAGATAGTAGACTTAACTACACCGATTAGAGCAGAGGATTATATCAAAGCAATTAACAAAGGCTTATCAATTTTTGAAATGCAGCTAGGAGTTAGTGCTGGTATGTTTACTTTTGATGGTAAGAGCATGAAAACTGCTACAGAGGTAGTTAGTGAAAATTCAGATACTTACCAAATGAGAAACAGTATAGTTTCACTAGTAGAAATATCATTGAAAGAGTTAGTAATATCTATTTGCGAACTTGCTAAAGCTAACGGAATCTATAACGGAGAAATACCGACATTCGAAGAAATATCTATTAATTTAGATGATGGAATATTTACTGATAGAAACGCAGAGCTTACATACTGGATTAAGGCTGTAGCTAGTGGATTAGTAAGTCGTAAGTTTGCTATAACTAAAATACTTAATGTTACTGATGTAGAAGCTAATGAGATGTTAACAGAGATTAATGCAGAGGTAGAGCCGCAACTAGAGCAAGAAGACATAGATATATACGGTGTAGCGCAAGATGAAGATAACAGAAAACGATGGTAAGTTTTGGATTAAGTCAAAAGAAGTAGAACAAGTCTACCATGATTTAACTATAGAACTTATGATAAATACAATTAAAAGATTAAAGCAACGTGGTAATGCAGATTTATTAAGAAACCCTTATGTATGGCAATTAGAAAAGTTAAACGATATGCATTTGTTAACAGAAGAGAATGTTCAAACAATAGCTAAATATAGTGATATATCAGAAAGGCTGTTCAGAGATGTTATTGCTAACGAGGGATTTGAAATATACAAGCACGGACACGAACAACTAGCAAAGGCGCTAGAGACAACTGCTAATATCAATTATGGCTTGCAAAAGTCTTTAGATGCAATGGCGAGACAAACCATGTACGAAACTAATAATTTAATTAATACCTCTCTTCCTCCTGCTCTACAAAAAGGCTTTAAGCAAGCGCTAGAGAAAGCAGTAGGGGCGGTTGTTGGTGGTATATCAGATGAGAAAAAAGCCTTAACTAAAGCAGTATTTGAAATGTTTGACAATGGCTTTACTGCATTTGTAGATAGAGGAGGTAGAACATGGACTGCAGAGCGTTACGCACAAACAGTAATAAGGACTACAACTTTCAGAACTTATAGAGAGCTAAAAGAAGAGCCTGCGGAGGAGTTCGGGATAGACACATATTACTACAGCGCTAAATCAAGTGCTAGAGAGATGTGCGCTCCTCTACAGCACAGAATCGTAACTAAAGGAGTAGCAAGAACTATAAAAGGAGAGCGAGTATTAAGTTTACCAGATTATGGTTTAGGAACTCCTGGAGGTTGTCTAGGGATAAACTGCGGTCATTACCTTACACCATTTGTAATAGGTGTCAACTACAAGCCAAGATTAAGAGAAGATGTAGAGAATCTTACAGAGGAAGATTTAAAACAAAACGCAATTGATAAAGCAAAGCTAAAATCATACGAAAGAGCCATTAAGAAAGTTAAAGATAAAAAACAAATGGCAAAAGCTCTTGACAATACAGAGTTATATGACAAGTTAAAGCTCCGTGAAAGAACATTAAGGAGCAGTAAAAGAGAATTAATAGAAAAGAATCCATTTGTTTTAAGATGGTAAAAACTAGACCTAAAGTAAGTCGTTAAACTGCTTTTTTTTCGTGTTTAATACCACGTTATGTATTAAAAATTTAGTCGAAGGACGTAAAACGAAAGGAGTTCTTAAATGAGCTTAAAAAGAGAAATGTTAATTAATGCAGGTATAACGGATAAAGAAGCGATAGACGAGATAATGCAAGCGTACGGTGCAGGACTAGAACACGCTAGAACACAAGTAAAGAATGAGTTAACTGCAGAGAATGAGACATTAAAACAGCAACTAGAGACTCAATCACAAACGCTAGAAGATTTAAAGAAAAGTAGTGAAGCTAACAGCGATGTTAAGCAGGCATTAGAAAAGTTACAACAAGAGTATGAGCAGTATAAGGTTGAGAGCGACAGTAAGCTGCAACAATTAAATAAAACTAATGCTATTGCACTAGCTCTAAAAGATGTCAAGGCACATGATTCTGATGTTCTAATGAAACTAATTGACATTGACAAGATAGAACTAGGAGAAGATGGTAGACCTAAACTAGACGAAGTAGTAAACGGGCTTAGAGAAAGTAAGCCGTTCTTATTCGAACAAGAGCAAGTTCAACAGCAAGCACAACCGCAAATAGTTGTTGGCGGGAATCCAAACGGAACAGGGCAAACAGAAAGAAACCCGTTCCAAGCAATAATTGATAAATATAACTAATGCAATCAAAGGAGATTAAACAAATATGGCAGGAAATCAAAATCAACCAATCAGAATTTATGAAAAAGAATATAAAGGAATATTAAAGTCAGTTTTTAATGCAACTAAAGCATTTAGCGGAGTATTAGCGCCTATTCAAATTAAAGATGGTGTTCAACACAATGCTAAAGCGTTTAGTGTTAAAACTAATGCAACTCCAGTAGTAATTGGAACTTATAGCACAGATTCAAATACAGCGTTCGGAGCAGGAACAGGAACAGGAAGCCGTTTTGGTAATATGACAGAGGTCATCTACCAAGATGAAGATGTACCTTACAGCTACGACTTAGCTATTCACGAGGGAATCGACAGACACACAGTTAATAATGACTTAGATGTAGTTGTTGCCGAACGTTTCGAATTACAAACAGAAGCGCAAACAAGAGATATGAATAAAAAAGTAGGTAAATTCTTATCAGATAATGCTGGTAAGTCTGAAAATCTTGCGGACTTACAAGAGGGAACTATTAAAAAATTATTTAATGGCATTCATACATATGCTGTTAACAGTGAAATTAGCGCCCCAATGAAAGCATATATCAGGTCAGAATTATACAGCGCAATCGTTGATATGGCTTCAAACACTACAGCTAAAGGCTCTAGCGTTTCTATTGACGAGAACAAGCAATTGAAATATAAAGGCATCGTATTAGAAGAAACAGCAGAACAATATTTCCCGACAGGTGTAGTTGGACTAGTTGCTCCAGATGGCGTTGTAATTCCGTTTGTTGGTATCAACACAGCAAGAACTATTGAAGCTACAGAGTTTGATGGTGTTAAATTACAAACAGCTGCTAAAGGTGGTAACTACATTTCAGATGACAACAAAAAAGCAGTTGTTAAAATTACAGGTACACTTGCTTAATAGGAGGTAACAATGCCTAAATATACAATTAAGAAAGAATTTACAGACAAATACGAGAAATGCACTTACGAAATCGGAGAAACAGCAGAGTTTACCGAAGAAAGAGCAGAAGAGATTAAACTAGCTCTAGGGGAAGATGCAATAGTACTAAAGAAAACTAAAAAAGAAAGCACAGAGGAAGTTTAGTAATTGACTTCCTCTTTTGTAGGAGGTTAAAAAATGAGTTACTTAACTTCTAATGAATACGAAAGACTAGGTTTTGATGAGATAGATAATTTTGAGCAGTTGGAAGAGCGAGCAAGCAGCGTTATAGACTTATACACAGACTACTTTTACAGTAATGTAGAGTTTGAATCTGATAACCCTATAAGAAAGAATGCTGTAAAGCAAGCAGTAGCATATCAAATTAATTACATGGACACTAGCGGAATCACAACCGCAGAGGATAAGGCAAGTTTAAACAGCTTGTCAATTGGTAGAACAACAATCAATTACAGCAACAATACGACTAATGCTATAAAAGATAACTTCAATCTCTCACAAGATACACTTAACTTACTAAATAGCGTTGGTTTCGGTTATAAAAAGGCAATATATGATAGATAAAAGACTACTAACTGACACTATCCAAGTACAATTAATTGATGATGTTGATATGTGGGGGAAAAACTCACATAAAGAGCCTTTTACAGTGAATTTTGTAAGGTTTGATAGACTTACAATAGATAAGACTGAAAAAGCTAGTAAGCTTACTAACACAGTTAGGAATCGAACAGGGAATATATTTATATATCCCCGTTTCTCTAAAGTGAAAGTAAATGATAGTTGGTTACAAGCACAAATTACAGACGAGCATGGAATGTATGAAGTAGTTAGTTATCAAGTGAATTACTTTAACGGCAAAGTCTTCTCATACGAGGTTAACGTAATCTAATGAGTATTACAGTTAGTTACGATATATCTAAATTAGAACGTAGTGTTACTTATGGTGCTATGAAACAAGCAGAGTTTAACGTAGCAGAACAGGTTGTAATGGATTCAGAACGTCACGTACCGCAAAGAGGCGGCACTCTTGTTGGTACAGGGAAAGCGTACAGCGGTTATGTTACATGGGATACAGTATATGCAAGAGCTCATTACTTTGGAACAAACGGTATTGTTACATTTAGAAAATATTCAGTTCCTGGAACTGGTACTAAATGGGTTGAAAAAGCAGCAGCAAGTAACATGAAGAACTGGGAAGAAGTAGCATTGAAAGGACTTAATTTAAAATGATAACAAACAATGATTTTCAAGTAGTTTTATGTAATTATGTAAACACACTTAACTTAGGATTAAAAGCTAGAATAGACTACTTTAATGAAAGAGATGACCTAGTTATTAATCTAATAAGCGGTGGAAGAGTAGAACAACTATTTATGGACGGCTCACAAGAAATTAGCTTACCTTACGAGATAGCAGTAAAGAGTAAAGACAATCAACGAGCAAATGCTATTATATGGACTATTCACAGCTATTTATCACAATTTGGAATAAAATTACCTAGTTTAAATAATTCGTATCAATTTTTAGAAATGGAAATAGCCAAGCCATCTATCAATGGACAAGATGAACAAGGCTTTTTCATTTACACACTTACATTAACAGCAAAATTAGAAATTAAAGGAGATAACAATTAATGGCAAGACAAAAGAACGCACTTAGAAAGCATTATGTAGCAGTATTCAACCCTGCTAATCCAACAACAGCGCCACAAAAAGCAGATTATAAGCTATTAGCTAAATACATTAAGACAGTAAACGATGAAACTGATGAAGATACTGACGACATCGCATACTACGATGGGGATGGTACACCAGAGGAAGTAGTAGTATCTGTTAAAGCTGGATTCTCATTTGAAGGAAACTACGACGTTGAAGACGAAGCACAAAAACTAATCGCAGGTTTACGTTACAAAGTTGGAGATGAACGTAAAGTGTGGTTTAAAGTTGTTTCATCTGACAATAAAACACAATGGGAGGCTGTAGCTATCGCTAGTGGTATCAAAGCAGGAGATGGAGACGCAAACGAGTTTGAGAACTTTGAATGTACTCTTCGTTGGGTAACTTTACCAAAAGAAACAGCAGTAGTTTAATTAATATAATTTAGGAGGATATTTAACATGGTTGTAATTAAAAGATATGAAAACACTATTCCAGTAGACTTTGGAGAGTTTACTTTAAACTTTGCAGTAAATGATAAAAACATAAAAGAACTTGATAGATTAGGAAAAGAACTAGGTAAGTTAGAAGAAAAAGCTAATAACATGACAGGAACAACGGAAGATATAGACACTATCTACAACATAAGTAAAGATATATGGGAATCGCTATTCGATAATGATGTGTTCACTAGAGTTTATAGCTTAGCTAATGAATCTAGTATTTCTTGTTTATTGTTTGCCATTCAAATGATTAAAGGTTTACTTGAAGAAATCGGGAACACTTATAAAGAAGATAAACTATTGAAATATCTTGAAGATTAACCATGTTAAATTTATCACGAAAACTAGAAGATAATTTAATAATTGGTAATGATGTTTATCCTCTTGACTTATCATTTGGCAAAGTGTTAAGAGTATTTGAGCTGCTTCAAGATTCAGAGATACAGGAAGAAATAAAACCTTATTTAGCTTTACAAATGCTAACTGGTGCTAATTTCTCAAATTTTGACTTGATTGAAGTAAACGAAATCTTAGAAGAAGTGTTCAAAGCACACATTGTCAACGAAAAAACACAAGCAATTGAATATGACCTAGCTGGCAACCCTATGCCAGTACAACAAAAGAAAGAGGAGGAGCGAGTATATAGTCTTAAATATGATGCGGATTATATATTCGCTTCTTTTTTTCAGGCTTATGGAATCGATTTAATCGAAGAAAGACAAAAATTGCATTGGAAAAAGTTTAATGCTCTGTTAAATGGTCTTCCAAGTGATACTAAATTCATGGAAGTATTAAAGATTCGTTCATGGAAACCAAGAAAAGGAGACAGCGCAGAGTATAAAGAAGACATGAGAAAACTACAACAAGAATATGAACTTCCTTACGAAGAAGATTAATAAATTATCTTAAAGAATAAACAAGAAAGGAGGTTGAAAAATGGCAGTAGGTAAAGTAAAAATAGATGTTGACTTAACAGGAGAAAAGGCAAAGTCTGGAATAAAAGGAATTAAAGATTCACTAGAGGGGCTTAAAAGCGCAGGACAAAAGACAGGCTCTTTATTTAAAAGCGTGTTAGGTGCTAATTTAGTTAGTGCTGGTATTGGTAAGGCAATAGGTAGTGTTACTAGCGGTGTTAAGAGTATGTTAACAGAGCTTAACAACTCATCTAAAGCATGGCAAACATTCGAGGGCAATATGCGAATGCTAGGTAAAAGTTCCGAAGAGATAGGGACTGCAAAAAGAGCCATGCAAGATTATGCTACTAAAACAATCTATAGTGCTTCTGATATGGCGCAGACTTACTCACAATTAGCAGCAGTAGGAGTTAAAGAGACTGATAAGTTAGTTACTGGATTCGGCGGACTTGCAGCGGCTGCAGAAAACCCAGCGCAAGCGATGAAAACATTAAGTACACAAGCCGTTCAAATGGCTGCGAAACCTAAAGTAGCATGGCAAGATTTTAAATTGATGATGGAACAAGCACCCGCAGGGATGGCAGCAGTAGCTAAAGAAATGGGAATGTCTTTAGAGGAGCTTGTAAAAGGGGTTCAAGATGGAACTGTAAAAACAGAAGAGTTCTTTGATGCTATTAAGAAAGTTGGTAATAACGCAGACTTTTCTAAAATGGCAACAGAATTTAAAACGATAGACCAAGCTATAGACGGTGCAAGAGAAGCACTAGCAAACAAACTAGAACCAGCATTTAAACAACTTAGTAAATTTGGAATTAAAGCTATTAAAAGTCTAACTGATGCAATGGAGAAGATAGACTTTGACGGAATGGCAGAGAAACTAGGTCATTTCTTAGATGGAATTAATATTGATGGAATTGTTAGTAAAATAACAGCTGGTGTTACATTGTTAACTAACACAGTTAAAAAGATGTGGAATGCATTCAGAGATAGCGGAGCAGTTACTGCAGTTGGTAACGCTCTTAAAAGTGTTGGTAATGCAATATCTCATATTATAAGCTCGTTAGCTAATAGCGGTGTATTATCTGTTATAGCAAGAGTGTTCGGAGAGATAGTTAAATGGGCAGCTAAAGTAGTTAGCGCAATAGGTAAGATTATAAGCGCTATCCCACCAAGTGTATTAAGTGCTATAGCTTACGGATTCTTAGCGATAGCTAGTTCAATTAAAGCTATTAAAATGGCGTCTAAAGGATTAGACTTCTTGAAAATGCTAAAAGGGTCTAAAGGAGCTAGTAAAGGCGGTATAGGTAATCCGTTAGAGGATGTTACAGGTAAAGTAAGCGAATCGAAAAGCCGACTAGAGTCGCTTTTTAAAGGAATCGGTGGTGTTATTAATAATGCTCTAAAAGGAATAGGAGCGGTAGTAAAAGACGCAGGCGTTGGTCTGAAAAATGCATTTGAAGGTCTAGGAAAAGGCGTTCAAAGTGTTGGAAAAGGAATATCAACAGCAGCACAAGGAATTGGTAAAGGTATCAAAACAGCGTTAAGCGGTGTACCTAAAATCATTGATAGTTTAGGAAAAGGAATATCAACAGCAGCACAAGGCATAGGAACAGGACTAGCGACAGCATTCAGAGGACTAGGGCAAGCTATTGCAATGGTACCGCCTCAAAACTTCTTAGCACTAGGTGCAGCAATCGCTCTAGTTTGTGCAGGACTTGCACTTTTAGGAACGCAAGGAGAGGGAGTAGCTATGGTATTCGCTGCACTAGGTACAGCAATATCCGCAGTTATTACAGCGTTATCTGGAGGTCTTACAGCTATTATCTCTTCATTAGGAACAGCCTTAACTTCAATCATCACAGCATTAGGAACAGGACTTCAAGCAGCATTACAAGGAGTAGCAACAGTTATTATAGCTATTGGAACTGGGATTCAAACCGCCTTACAAGGAGTAGCTACAGTAGTAACTAGCTTAGGTAGTGCAATTCAGAGTGCACTAGTTGGAGTTGGTGCTGCAGCAACTGGAGCTGGTAACGGAATACGTTTAGCATTCGAGGGAATAGCTTCCGTTGTATCAAGTGTTGGAAGTGCAATTCAAAGCGCAATGCAAGGTGTAGGAAGTGTAATAGAAAGCGTTGGTAGTTCTATTAAGTCAGTATTAGATGGTCTGAAAAGTGCATTTGAAGGCGCTGGGAACGGAATCAAAAGTGTATTTGAAGGTATTGGAACAGTAATTACTAGTGTTGGTAGTTCAATTAAATCAGTATTAGACGGTATTTCTAATGTAATTAGAAGTGTTGGAGAATCCGCAGAACGTGCGGGGAACGGATTTAGACTATTCGGAGAAGGTGTCCAAAATATAGCAAGCGTTGGGTTTACAGGTCTTGTAAGTTCGTTAACAGCGTTAGCTGTAGGATTAGGACAGGTTACTAGCAAAGCTGGAGAGATGCAAGCGTTAGGAAATGCTATGACTACGTTCGGTACTGCATTAAGTACTGTTAGTAGCATGGCAGGAGCTACAGGGACAGCCTTGCAATCGTTGGTTGCTCCTATTGAAGCAATAAGAACAGCGTTTGAAACTATACCAACAGCAATAAGTGCAGCAGCAACTGGTTTAACAACTTTTGGAGCGTCTGCAATAACATCAACAATGGGATTAATGCAAATGAGCTTAACTCTTGAGATGTTTAACATGAGTATTCAAACATTGGCAACTGGTTTAACAACAGCAGTAGCACAATTTACAGCCTTTAGCGGAGCTATTACTGGTATAGGTGCATCGTTAAGTAGTGTATCTTTAATGTTTGATACATTAAACATGGCAATAACTACAATGTCAATGTCCTTTACTGCTTTAAGCGCTTCAATCACTTCAACAGTAGCGCAATTAAGTGCAATAGGGACAACAGTAGCTGGAATAGGTATTCAAATCACAAGCATGGCAGTATCTGTAAGTAGTGCGATGACAACAGTAGCAAGCAGTATTACTAGTTCAATGCAAAGCGCAGTAGCTGCAGTAGAAAGTGCTTGCTCTCAAATTATATCTGCACTAACTCAAACGGCATCACAAATGAGCCAAACAGGAAGCCAAGCAGGTCAAGAATGCGGACAAAATATTGCTAACGGATTGAATAGTTCTATAGGAGCTATTACTGGAGCAATGAGCAGTATCAATAGTGCAATGCAAGGTGTAGCGAGAAGCGGTATCGGTGCAATGGTTGGTATCGGAGCGCAAATTGGTAACGGACTAGCTCAAGGGATGATGAGCGCATTAGGTGCAGTAACAGCAGCAGCTAACGCTCTAGTCGCACAAGCAGAGAGAGCAGCAAGAGCAGCAGCTATGATTCACTCACCATCTAGATTATTTGCTAGATTAGGTGTGTTTGTGCCTGCAGGTTTTGCAAAAGGGATTGAAAAAGGTAGTCCAACAGTATTTAAAGCCTTAGGAAACATGGTTGATAGAGCTAGTGGAATGAGTATAGCTCCCGAAAAAATGTTATCTCTAGGACGTGGAGGACTAGGGCTAGCAACAGCAGGAGCAACTAACACAGTTAACAACAGCACAGCTAACAACTACAAAGCATTACTACATATAGAAAACTTTGAAAATCATTCTAAAGATGATGTAAGAGATTTATACAAACAAATTAAATTTATGATTAGAGAGGAGGGCGGAAGACTTGATTAATAAATATATTAAATACAATGGCATAACATCTAAAGAGTTAGGATTAAGGCTTGTGGATGATATAGAGATAGAATCAACTGAAAAGAATATAGAATTAATTGAGATAGATGGAGTTAACGGTGGAAAGATTCGTAATAAAAAGAATTTAAAACCTATTCCAAGATCCTTCCCTTTTACTCTATATCAAGGAGTGAATATAACACTTGATGTTAAAAGTAGACAAGATGGCACAAGATATTTAGAGAAAAGGCAAGTAACAAGTCCTAAAGTTGATGTAGAAGAAACAGCAAGATTAATGAATATATGGTTAATAGAATCTAGCGGAGAATGGAGAGACTTTGAGTATAGTTGGGATGATAAATATTTATATAAAGCAGCGTTTTTTGAAACGTTTAATATAAAAGGTAGTTTAAACGCTAGAAAGAAATGTATTTTAAACTTCAAACTACATCCTATTAAATATTTAAAACTAGGTCTTCAACCTGTTCAGATTAGAAAAGGGCAAACCATAGTAAACCCAGAGCTTAGAGAAGCTAAACCATTAATCAAGTTAACAGGAACAGGAGATGTTAAGTTAACTATTAATTCACAGATATTTAAGTTAAAAGGTGTTAGCGGACATATTGTTATTGACTGTGAAACACAGTCCGCTTATTACAACAATAAAGAGCCGCAATACGACAAAGTATATACTTATCCTTTCCCAGTATTACAACTAGGAGAAAATACTATTAATTGGGATAATAACTCTTTTACTTGTGAAATTATACCAAGATGGGAGGCTAACGTTTAATGGCATATCCTATATTATATAATGCAAACGAAACTAATTTTGAGCATTTAGGAGTATCGGTGTTAACCGATGCTTCTAATTGTTACGTTTCAAGAGAGCGTAACGGAATTTACATTCTTGAATTTGACTACAACTCCAACGGAAAAGATGTTGATAAGATTAAAGAAGGAATGATAATCAAAAGTGATGCAGGACATCGCGCCAAGAATCAAAGATTCATAGTATCACAAATTACAAAAAATAAAGACGGATTCAAATTTTATTGTCAACATGAATCATATGTTAAAACTGCTATGAATGTTATCAACGGAGAAATAAAAGTACAAGGTAGCGCAACAAATGCGCTTGAAATATGGAAGGATAACCTATTAGACAGTAAGGAAAAGTTTTTTGTATGGTCTGACATCACAACAAACAATACTACTAAATGGACAATTGACAATATAGAAAACGCAAGAGAAGCTCTAGGGGGGAAAGAAGGCTCTATTCTTGATGTGTGGGGCGGAGAATATGAGTTCGATAATCTAAACATTAAACTACATAAGCAAATGGGAAGAGATACACCGACAATTATCGCTTATGGTAAGAACTTATTAGATATAGAACAAGAGGAAAGTATATTAGAAACTTATACATCTATATTTCCATTTGTTAAATACCAAGATACAAACGCTAAACACAAAGACAAAGAAGAGGTAATAATAACACTTCCAGAAATAATAATAGACAGTCCGCACGCTAGCAATTTCACTCATAGAAGAATTTTAAAAGTAGACTTCTCAAGTGATGACAAGATAAGAACGGTTGAAAAGTTGAGAAGTGAAGCTAATCATTACATTAAAAGTAATAATGTAGGAGTGCCAAAACTTAACTTAAAGCTATCTTATCAAGATTTATCTAAAGTAAGTAGCGTATTCGGTAATACCGCTATTGAAGTTGTTGACCTTTGCGACACATTAAAAGTTTATTATGAAGACTTAGGAATAATGAACGAGAACGCAAAAGTTATTAAAGTTGTGTGGGATGTGTTGCTTGAAGAGAATCACGAGTTAGAAATCGGAGATACAAGGAGCAACTTTACACAAGTAACCGGAACACAAACGCAACTAGAGAAGATAGAAAAACAAAACTCTTACCTTGAGGAACGTTTAAATCAATTACTAGACGAACAAGAAGCTATCTTTATGAAGTATTTCAATGAAAAGAAAAAAGAAATTGAAGATAGTGCAAAACAAGGAATTGAAAAGGCTGTAATTAATAGTGAGTTATTCTCTAAAAAAATCAGAGAAGAGTTTAACGTTACAACACAAGCATTTAGAGAAGAAGTTAACAAGGCTGTATTAGAATTTGAAGAGCGTTTCAAATCTATCAACGGAGAAAGTCTTAACAAACTAAAAAAACAAATTGAAGAAACTACACAAATTGCAGAAACCACTTTAAAAATGGTTGGAACTGATGATTCTATTACTTATGGTAAGAATAGAGTAGAGGGAGATACAAACAGAGAAATACCTGCAGGAATACCATATATATTAATTGAACATAATGGAGATGGATTCGAAGTAGGTAAAGAGTACACTATCAGTTGGGAAGCTATTTGTACAAACAATGATTATTATGATATTAAACTTAAACTTAGTAGACCTGCTCCACATCCATTAATGGTCAGGTTAGTAGATGAAAATGAATTTTACGAGCCTATAGACACAACGTTTAATCCTGGAGATACTGAAAAAATGTTATTACATGTCTATGATGGTTATTACATTTTAAAAATTTCAAGTTTATGGTTTAAAGAACAAAACAAAAAAACAAATGTTAGGAGTAACGCACCAGTAACAGCACCTATAGAATTTTTAGAAATTGCAGATAGCAATAATGATGATATAGAGGGAAGTTGGAGCGAGACACCTAAATATATATTTGATGGAGGTAACTAATGGCAGAAAAAATACCTATAAGAGTACAGCATAAAAGAATGTCATTAAGTGAATGGCAAGAAAGCTCTTTAATCCTGCTTGATGGAGAATTAGGTTATGAGACTGACACGGGAAAAGCTAAAATAGGTAACGGGATAAGTCGTTATAGAGATTTGAAATATATAGCAGGAGAAAAGGGAGAAAAGGGAGACCAAGGAATACAAGGTATTGAAGGGCAACGAGGAACTGACGGAACATTTCAAGCCTTATCACAGCAAGAAAAAGAAAGTTTAAAAGGTAAAGATGCAATAGTTGGGGATTATAACTTAATTCTTAACTCTCTTTTTCCAGATACTAATATTAGGACTAGTGGTAATCCCACTCTTGAGATTATCCCAAGTGATTTTAATGGTAGAAACGCTCTTGACGTTAAAAAAAGTGGTGCTGGTGGTAATACATGGGCAGGAGTTCAGATAAACACGTCACAAAAGATATTAAAAGCTGGAGATAAACTAGTATTAAGGCTACCTATTTACATTTATTCAGATGTTAGCCTTGATAGTGGATTATATTTGAATATCAAAAAGCATACTGGTAATAAAGTGTTAAAATCAATTAATTTAAGTAATATCCCACGAGATAAATGGACAGTTTACGAAGAAAAAATAACAATTACTGAAACAATTGATTTTGGCAACGAGCTAAATTGGTTTTACTTGTATGTAGTTAAGAATGGGCATTTCAAAATTGCAGAGCCTTATATAAGTTATGGTGAGGAAATCCCTCCCAAATGGCAACCTAATTTAGATGATTTAAAAGGTAACACAATAGCTAACCAACAGAACGGACAAGGTCTTCAATACTGGGTAGGTACAGAACAACAATATAACTTAATCCCAATTAAAGATAACAATACTATCTATGATATTGTTAAGTAGGTGTTAGTATGGAGAGATTAAGATTAATGTTAGGTACTACACCTATTATAAAACGTTACATAGGAGATAAATTAATATGGGAATACACAACCTTACTTAAAAAGTTAGAGGGTTGTTTTTTAATGTTCAACGATGGTTTTTCTGAATTTATATCAGTAGCAGCGAATGATTATAGATTCACAGATGCAAATATTGTTAAAAGAATAACAGTAAATGATGTTGAAGTTAACACGATGGAATCTTTCAAATATTCTAATTATCAATTTTATATTTATTTTGCAAGTCCAGAAGATAAAGAAGCGTTTATTCAAAAAATGGGATGGCAAGGCGAGAGCTCTGTAGCTGGTGTAACCTTGAAACTATTTAGAGAGTAGGTGGTTGAATGGATATAGAAATAAACGGAAAGAAACAAGCTGCATTATTTAGAAATGGTAAGTATGAACACACATTTACGCCTACACAAAAAGATGAAGAAGTTAGACTATATCACATGGGGTGTAATGGTAGCACCAAGATAGCAAAACTACAACTAGAGCGTGGAACAGACGTTACATTCTTTGAACGTCCTTACGAAAAAGCAAACTCATTAAGTGGTATCTTCAAACAATTAAGAGACCTTGACATTGAGATGAGGGACGAAACCAGCGAGTTCTGGGGGCGCTTAAAACTTAATAACAAAGGTTTCTTGACAGAGTTTAAAGAAACAGAGCTTAACACTATATTAGCTGCAACCGCAGAGGGAATAAGCAACCAAGTAAAGCGTGATGTTGATAATGCTGTATCTAATTTCAATCAGAAATATAACGAAATATCCGCTAGTGTAAGTTCTTTTGAGAACGATGTATTGAAAAAATCGGAAGTTAGCGTAACAAAAGATGGAATAACGCTAGGAGCAGGAAAAAAAGTAGACGGAAAGACATTAACAAGTTTACTTGTAACTAATCCCGATAACATCCAAGCTATAACGGATAGGATGGTAATTACACCAACCTACGATAACATAGCTAATTTTGAAAAAAGAGAAACATTCAAATTAGATTCTAACGAGATGCAAATTACACCTTATATCACTCACGACAACCTAAAAAGAGGAGACGAGTTCGTTATAAAAGGTTTGTTAGACTGGGAAAATCAATTGCCAAATAATTTAATTTTACGAGTTGAAACGGTGTATAAAGACGGTGCAATTCACAATGAAGACTTTTTAATTCGTGAAAAAGGTAGCACGCAACAAGGGTTAGAATTTTTAGACAAAAATATACTTGTAGAGTGGTTAGGAGCAGCAAATAATAACGTAGAAAAGTATTGTTTCAAACTCTTAATGAATGAAAATACTAATCCTGTTACTATTTCAAATCTAAAGATTACTAAAAAGAAAGACGCAGAGTTATTAGTAGACGGAAGTATTCAAGGTAAACATTTAGGAGTTAGTACAATAGAGGCTGCTAATATCAAGTTTGGAGCTATCAAAGGGACACACATACAAGCAGAAGCAATAGAGGGAACGCATTTAAAAGTTGATGATGGAATGATTAATAAATTGATGGCAAATGAGGGATTCATCGACAATTTATTTTCAAAAAATGCATTTATCAACAATTTAAAAACTGTTAAAATCAACACAACGCAACTAGAGGGACATACGCTAGATGGATTTATTATAACAGGACGTTCACAAGTGAGAATAGGAGACAATGGTTATTTTGAACCATTCGGAACTGGTGTGCGATTCGTGTTACCTCACGAAAATAGACCAGATGCAAGCGGGGTAGGTGTGCAGTTTAACGCAACTTACAACTCACTAGGTAAGGGATTATCAGTGTTTAACATTACAAACATTCAGAATCCGAACGAGGCAAAACCTATATACGATGAAACATTAATGACTGTTCACGGACAAATTAAAATGGGATTCCCGTTCTTTGATAACAGGATTAAGAAATTTAGTAACTTGATGGGCTCTGTTGTAGTATCAAACGTTAGTAATAACAACCCTGTTCATCCGTGGGGATATAGAGGAAATCCGACCTACTCCAAAATATCGTGGATAGGGTGGTTATGGGGAGCAGAGGGTGGTTCAAGAATCATGTTCGGTTACCCTTATGAGAACAACTCGAACTACTTTGCAGTAAGAATTGGAGAAACGTATTCAGACCAAAAACTGAAAGAGAACATCAATTCTACAAATGTTACAGCGTTAGATTTAATAGGAAAACTACAGTTTAAAAGCTTCGGATGGAGAAAAGAGTATAAGGAAACTGGAAGCCAAAAACCTGTAAAACTAGGATTAATTGCACAAGATGTTCAAAAACTAGATGATTCACTTGTTACTAAAAGCCCAGACATACTAGAGATAGAGCATTTCAGATTAAGTATGTATGCTCTTAAAGGTGTACAAGAATTGATGGAACAAAACAAGGAACTACAAGAAAAAATAGAAAGATTAGAGGAAAGAATCAATGGAAAATAAATTACAACCTATTCACTTATTAGCACAAGAATTAGCAGAAAAAACAATAGAATTAGCAAACTATAAAGTAGCTTACGAAAACTTACTTAATGAGAATAAGGAGCTTAAAGAAAAAATAAATAAAACAGAGGAAGTTGTAGACAATGAACGATAGTGTGTTAATCGCTATTATCGGTTTAGCAACCTCTGTAATAACAATGGTACTTAAGCATTATTTAGAAAAAGGCAATAACAACCTTAAAGATATTAATAACGCTTTGAACGAGATAAAAGGCTTAGCACAAAAGACAGCAGACGGAACAAGAACTATTACCAAATATAGATTATTAAAAGATATGAATGAGTTGATTGAACGTGGATATGTAACACTGAAAGAAGTGAGAGACATAACAGCGTTATACCATTCATACAAAGCGCTTGAAGGAAACGGAGTAGTAACCGAAATGTTTGAACGTTTTAAAAACTTACCTATTGAAAAAGGAGGTAAAGAATGATTGATAAAAAGATACAACTAACATTTAACAACACAGTAAACAAAAGAGTTAGAGTTCGCAGTAATTGCGAGCTTTACTCTCACGATAAGAATAATAATGAGTTTGAATTAACAATAAACAATCACACACTTACTAACGAAGAAATAATAATACTATTCAAATTTGTTAAGTCAGTTAAATACTGGGAAACAGTAGGAACAATAGAAGATAACAAGATTAAATTCAAGTTCGATACATCATTAATAACGGACAACGAACGTGTTAACTGTTACATCATTCTGAAAAATGAAGCTAAAGAAAGTGATGTTTACTCATTTAGCTTTGACGTTAAAATGTCTGAATATGATTTAAAAGACAACTTACCTATTAAAGAACGATATTTTGCTAACGGTGTAGTTGTTGATAAATTAGACGTTCTAACAAAAGAAGTACTAGCAGAGGAGCTAGAGAAAGCTAAAGGTACATACGCTCTTAAAACTGACTTATCAGAGTATGTAAGAACTAGCGATATTTCAGATGTAGTAAGAACAGCAACACTTAACGACTATCAACTGAAAAGCGAGATGCCAAATGTAGTAGAAATTGTCAATAACACCGTTGACAGCAAAGGATTCATAACAACACATCAAAGTTTAGTTGATTATGCTAAAAAGTCTGAACTACCTATTGACTATGTTTCTAATTCGAAACTAGAAGAACTTAAAACACAGCTAACAATAGACACTAGCAACTTTGCAACCAAGCAAGAATTACAGGCAATTAGTGGTAGTCAACAAATAGTTGACACTAGCAATTTAGTTACTAAAGATGAATTAAATAGCAAGAATTATTTAACGCAGCATCAAGATATTAGCAATCTAGCAACTAAAGAAGAATTAAGGGAAGTTAGCAACCGTCAAGTAACTGTTGACACTTCGAACTTAGTAACTAAAGATGAATTAGCAAGCAAAGGTTATTTAACACAACACCAACCGTTAACTGAATATGCTAAAAAGACCGAGATACCTCAACCATACAACGACACGGACATTAAGAGCAGGTTAACAACATTAGAGAATAGACCTACGGGAAATATCGATACTAGCGAGTTTGTTACTAAATTAGAGTTAAAAGAACAAACAACAAGAATTGATACGCTTGAATTTAATGCGAACACAACTATTACTAAATTTGAGACACCATTTAAATCAACAGGTTTGACAAGAGTTGAAGATTATTTAAACAATACTAACGAACATACTCAAACTAATAATTATGGTCGATTATATACAGATAGATTAGGAAATCATTTAGTTGTTACGGGTAGTCGAAAAACAGCAAAATTTGAAACGTTACTATACACAGTAGGAAGTTCGTTGCCTGTTGCTTATGAACCAGACTTTGAATTTTCTGAGGGAGATAATATCAAGTTTATAACAACACGAAATATACATGATTATCTACCTCGAAACACGGGAAACGGTGCAAACACAACCGAGCTAGACAACCGATTAAAAGTGCTTGAAGCTAAAAATTGGGAAATACACGGACGAGGAATGCCAAATGGCGTTGTAACCGCACCAGTAGGTACTACTTACGTTGATGAAGCAGTAACTAACGGAGCTTTGAAATGGATTAAAAAGAGTGGAACAGGTAACACAGGCTGGGAAGTTCTAATCGGAGACACAGGTTGGAAAGTACTTCCTTCTGTATCAAAATTAGGAGGTTCTTACGTCAAAATAAGACGTGTAAATAATGTAGTATCTTATCAATTCGGAGGGTTATCGTGGGGTTGGTTCGGTATTGTCAGACGTGGTGGAGCAGGATATGTTTTACAAGGTTCTGATAGAGAACGAAATTGTTATATTATTCAAAATAATGGAATTCCAACAGGTTATAGAACTGAAACTTCGCTTATTGGAAATATATACAATGATAAAGGTATACCATATGGAACATGGTATTTAGGAGGTAATGGAGACTATAACCAACTAAGATTTCAGTTCACAGACCCTGTACCAACAGATAGAGACATTGGAGATATTCGAATAAGTTCTATCTCTTATTTAACTAACGAACCATGGCCGCAAAATTAGAAAGGAGGTGATCAAGATGATAAACTGGAAAGTCAGATTTAAGAACAAACATTTTGTTATATCTTTTGTTGCTGCAATTTTATTACTTGTTAAACAAGTAGCAGCATTATTCGGATATAATTTAGATACTGAACTATTCAACCATAACATTAATGGAATAGTTGACACAGTATTTCTTATGTTGTCATTGCTAGGAATAGTAAATGATGCAACAACACAAGGGCTTAGCGATAGTAAGCAAGCCTTAACATATGATAAGCCAAAACAAGACTAATGATAGTCTTTTTATTTTATTCAATTTTAGGAGGAACAAACAATGGCAGAAATTTATAGTAGTTATTTTCAACAAGGAATATTTTTCACACCACCAAAAAACGCAATACTAGGCGTTGTAATTCACAACGATGCAGGAGGGAACACAGCTAGTCAATATGATGGATTCTTAAGAGATAGAGTTAACAATGGTACACTTTCAAATGGATTCGCAGCATATTATGTAGACCGTAATGACGTTTACGTATTCCAACCAACAAACCGCCAAGAATGGCACACAGCTAATGCTTACGGTAACGCAAACTTTATAGGAGTTGAAGTGTGTCAATCTATGACAGCGAGTGATGAAGACTTTTTAGCAAACGAAGACGCAGCACTTTTATTAGCTGCAGAGGTGCTAGACTCTTATGGTTTACCTATTAATTCAGATACTGTTAAACTACATCATGAGTTCAGCGCTACAGCGTGTCCGCACCGCTCTATGAAGTTACATGCTAAAGGCGGAGCATATAATGGAGCAGGTACTGAAAACTGTAGAAACTACTTTATAGACAGAATGAAAAAACTTTATAGCGGAGAAATCAAAGTAGGAGAAAATACTAACATCGCAGAGGTTGTAGAGAAATCTATATTAGATGAAGATGTAACGCTAGAGAAAAGCGACACACCATATTATGAAGCAACAGTATCTATAGACTACTACTTAGAAAGTCAACCAGACTTAGCAAGCGAGGATAAAGAGTTTGTAGCGGCTGGAACTAGAGTTCGAGTTTATGAGAAAAAAGACGGTTGGAGTAGAGTTAACTACAAAGATAGCGACCAGTGGATTGAAGATAAATACTTAACAGAGTGTGAATAATGTGATATAATGGTTATATCAAATATTTAATTAACAAGCCCGCCTTAATTGGTGGGCTTCTTTTTTTATGTCTAAATTTCCTTTACAATAGCAATTTTTAAAAATTTCTATTAAAAAATTAAAAAAAGTTTAAAAAATCTATTGGCTTTATACCTTATATAGAGTATAATAATAAATGTAAGGAGGTGAAACAGTGAACAGAAGAAAAAGATTGAAAAATAAAAAAGAAGATTCTCACCAAACAAATCTAATAAGACTATCGATAATACTCGCTATATTACAGATAATAAAGTCTTTAATAGATTTAATTGTAAAAATCTTCTAAATCAAAAAGGGAACGGGGTTGAAAAACCCCAAGTACCTTGCTTATGTTCACATTATATCATGAAAAAAGAAAAAATACAAAAAATACAAATGGTGATATTGGTAATTGGAATTATAGCAACGATAATTTCAATAGTTTTAAGTTTTTTATAGAGGTGTAAAAATGGATAAAATAATTAAAGAAATAGAAGAATTATTAAAAAGTGATGTTACAGATTACAGAATTTCTAAAGATACTGGAATTACATTAAGTGTTATCCAAAATTACAGAAGTGGTAAATACGCATTAGAGAATATGACATTAAAAATAGCTAAAAAATTATACGAATACAAGGAGAGATTAGACATGAGAAACTATGATAAAATGATGACAATAATAAATGAGTTAGTATTAGAAGAGGGAGCATGGGTTGATTTTTGGTTTGAAGATAAACCAAACGACATTACAACATCTAACAGTATAGAAGAGTTAAAAAGCCATTTAGGGCATTTAGAAGAAGATGACTACGAACGTTTAATATTTCAAGTAAACTTTGATGATGAAAATCTGGATAGAAATTATCAATTTTACTTTAGCGAATATGAAGATGTAGTTAACAAAAATGAGTTCGTGTTAAGTTGCTTACACAACACAAGATAAAATTTAGGAGGTAGTAAAAAAACTACCTCTTTTATATTTCTTGAATCTATGTTATTATATAAAAGTAAACCATTAATCAATGGTAAAGATACCATAAAAAAAGGGCAGAAAAAGGACAAAATCTTTCAAAATTGCACGTTTTATTGAAATGAAATGAGCATAAAAACACGTTAAAACAAGCGTTTTTGAGCACTTTTGAAATGTTGTGAAATGAAATGATTAGGTTT